ATGGTGTTACTGTTAATCAACCTCTTCGCTTTACAACACTAACGGGAGGAACAGGACTTTCAACTTCAACAACATATTATGCAAGAGACATTCTAACTAACACATTTGCAGTTGCTTTAAGTCCTGGAGGGTCGGCTGTATCTATTACAGGTGACTACACAGTAGCTAATTTTATTGCTAATGGAGTTAACTATGGCAATTTTACCTTAATTGCTGGGGAAGATAATAAAGGCAATTCAGGTTCTCACTGTCTAGTTGGCGGTGAGGATAACATCAACAATTCCGGAAATCTTTGCTTAATCAGCGGTAGTAATAATTATTCCAATACCGGTATTGGATGCTCAATTGGTGGTAAAGGTAACTACTCCAACTCCGGAAACTACACCTTAATAAGTGGTAAAGGTAACCACACCAACGCAGGTAACTTTTGCTCAATCAGCGGCTATAATAACCATTCCAATTTAGGTTCAAACTGTTCAATTAGTGGTAATAGTAATTATAGCAACAACAGCGGTGACACCTTTATCACTGGTACCGGTAACCACACCAACTCTGGTAGTTACTGCTCAATTGCCGGTAATGGTAATAGAAATAATTCTGGGTACAACTGCCTAATCAGCGGAGAAGATAATCACTCTAACTCTGGTTATGCTTGCACAATCACTGGTAAAGGTAACTACTCAAACTCAGGCAATTACACCACAATCAGCGGCTTTTACAACCACTCCAACTCAGGCAGCTATAGCTTAATTACAGGTAGAAACGCACCATCTAACGCCCTCTCTCATGCACGTGTGCATGGTGGTAACACTAATGCCCGTATAATTGATCTTGTTGCTCAAATCGACTCAAGCGGAACAGGAGCTACTGAATTACTTATCGGAGGAGCAGGAGGAGAAAGAATTATTATTCCCGATCAGAGCGCATGGGCTTGTGAAGTACACTTTGTTGCGAAGACTGCTACCGGTGCTAATGCTTCAATGCAGAGAGTTGATGGATTAATTGTTCGTGATGGAACTTCTACAACTTACGCAGCTGGCGTTGCTGATACACAAGTTAACATAGGAACCAGCAACGCCTCATTTGTCGTATCTGGAGACGACACCAACGAGGCTTTAAAACTTACTGTAGCAGCATCAAGTGGTACAGTTCGATGCGTCGCCAGGATTACGCTCACGCAGGTAGATTTCTAAGAGAGGGCTAGTAAGTATAATATATATGAGGTCAATATATTATATATGCGGATTACCTAGAGCAGGATCAACACTACTAGCCAACATACTTGCACAGAACCCTAATATACACACAACACCTACAAGTGGATGTCATGATGTTCTTTTCAGTATTAAAAACAACTGGGACAAGCTGATCGAGCACCAAGCAAGTAAAGAGCTTGCTGACACAGCAAATCTCAAGCGAGTGTTAGCTGCAACTCTCAATACTTATCATAATACAGATCGATCTATTGTTATTGACAAAGGTCGTGGGTGGACCTCGATGTTAGAAATGTTGGAGTGGGTAACGGACGAGAAAGCAAAAATCTTAGTACCTGTTCGTAATATTACTCAAATTCTTTCCAGTCTCGAAAAGCTTCATAGAAAGCGAGTCACTACTGGTCAACAAGACGGAGACTATGTCAATGGGCAGACAGTAGAGGGTAGGACATCTCAGCAACTTCTTAACAGTAGCGTGTTAGGTCTTGCTTTTGACCGACTTAAAGATGCTATCCATAGAGGCTACGAAGACCGACTGCACTTTGTTGAGTTTGATGACTTAACACATAACCCTAAGAAGAAAATGGAAGAGATTTATTCCTTCTTAGGTCAAACTTCTTTCACACACGACTTTAAAAACGTAGAGCAATACACTCAAGAAGACGACACTGTACATGGTCTCGATCTTCATACTATCCGAAAGGAAGTTCTACCCGTACAAGACGATAGTGTAGAAATCTTAGGAACGGAACTCCCTAAACAATATTCTGGTGTTGAGTTCTGGCGCAGTATTAAAAGTTAAAATATATAACAGCTTTAAATCTTTAGAATCGAAGATTGAGCTTGATATGATGTAGCCCAACCTGCTTTGTTTGCTGTAATAATGGTAAAATCTCCAGATGCTGACAACGACGAAGCAGGTAAAAATAAATTAACTATATTATCATTACCCGTTGAGTAAAAGCTTTCATCTAATTTATATCCATATATAGTAGGGGATTTAACCGAAGTAATCTGTTGATAGTTGGAATAAAAATTATCAACATTAGACGATAAATAGTAACTATTACTAGTATCAAATCTTTTACCGTAAAAAGTAAAGTTGTTGTTATTACCACTTAGAATAGTAGTTAAGCCGCGTATAGCATTAAACGTACCTGTAGTCGCGTAAAATATATTAGTAAATTCAGGTATACCGGAAATAGTGACAGTTTCAGAATAAGATGTAGGTACTTTGTCATTAAATCCTGATAAGGATTGGTAGTCTTGTTGCTCGTATGTTAAGAAATCTAATTCTTTACCTTCAGGATCATACATTCTATTAGCTAGATCAACTGTAATAAAATTATTATCTATTTTATAGATAGTGTTTTGTGGATCTTTTTGTTCAGGGAACAGCCAACCTTTTATTGTAAATGACGTATCTATTACTACTCTAAACTTATCACTATATGACGTATCGGTTGGAGTTGTATAGCTTAAGTCTCCTGACCATAAAACTTCAGATCTTATCTCTTGCTCATAATCAGTCCCAAAATCTGCAGGTACTTTCCAAGATAATATAATATAAGGATTATTATATGGTATAAAATTTGATATTATTTGATCCGCGTCTGCCATATAACGAGTCATTATTGACATACTAACAGATAAATTTACCGGCACAGGCATTAAAAATTTAGAAGATTTTTCTGGGTGCTCTGTAAGCTGACCTGGTATAAAAGAAGGAGCTAACTTATTAAAAACTCTAGTTTCATCTCTAGTTACTCCCGTTAAGTTAATAGATACAACAGGTAGTGTAAGATTTTGCGCCTTATTAATAATATCATACATTACTCTTTGCTTTGGTGCAAAGACATATTTAACTTCAATATTTTGTTTAGCTTCACGATTTTTATTAAAACGAGAGATAACCGTATCATCAAACGCTGCAACAAACTGCGTGAGAAGATCTTTAATTTCAAAATGGTAGGCTCTATTACGCATTACATATATTTATTACGCGAAGCGCTCTAGAAAGTATTTCGGTAGCTTATGTTTGTTCTTTACTATACTCTCTACGATAGCAGCATCTAAAATATACGTTATACAATGATCTTTATGAGATCGTATACCTCTACCACAAGCTTGAATCAACGAGCATAGCATTTTATTCTGATACCAATCAAAATCATCTTTCATTAAGCTTTCAATACGTCTATCTTTAGTAGGTAGGTACGGAGCTTTAATAATAATCTGAAATCTTGCTAAATCATCTTTTAGATCTACACCGTGAGACATTGAAGGTGATATTAAAACAGTAGGATCATCAGTTTGCATGTGTTGCTCTAGAATTACTTCATTTCGTACACCAGGTTCACGTATTAAAAATCTACGATCGGTAAGATTTTCTGCTAAAAAGTTAGTAATGCTTTTATTTTGTGAATGAATAATACCTTTATCGTTTTTATGAAACTCACATATGTCTTCTATCTGCTTACAAACCTTAGGTAGATTTTTCTGCATATTATAGTAGTTTAACTTTACCTTTGTATTGCAATAGATTGGAGCATTCTTAGCATCAAATGTCGATTCGGTTTCTATATATTTAAATTTATTAATACCTAACGAATTACAAAAGTTTTTAGGATCAATAATAGTAGCTGACATAAGAATCACTTTATCTGCATATTTAAATAGATAATTAGATAGCTTATCTACTTTAAGAGGCATGAACGTAATGGTTTTATTATCCCTTTCAGATACATATTCACTATCATACCAGGTTTCAAGAATAAGAGCAAGCTTACTATGAAGATTTCCAAGAGCTACTAATTCATTCTTTTTTTGAATAAGGTATTTAGTCTTAACTTTACTTTTACTAGAAATTGCTTCCTTCAACCAATCAATACGTTCTTTAAGAGATAGTATTAAATGATTTATCCACTTCTGTGCATTTGTACTTTTCGTAAGAAATGGTTTTACTTCTACTTCGTTCTTATAGAGAAATTCAAAGTTAATTGTGCAGCTAAATTCTTTAACTAATTGATCTTCCAATTCTGAAGCTTCATCACATATTAAATACTCACGCTTTTTAAGATGGTCAGGTAAAGCGAAAAACATATTATAATTTAGAGTATTAAAACGTGATGTTAACGCTTTATTACGTTGCTCATAGTAAGGGCAACACTTTTTATTCCAGCACTCTTCACGTAATTTAGGTAGATGTAAACATGGAGCTACTTCAGCAGAATAATCCTCATCGACTACGCAACTATAATTCGATTTACCTTTTAATACTTCTACATCGTTAAAAAGTTCTTTGTATTGATCTTGCAGAGCTTTTGTTATAGTTAACGCAGTACATCCAAACACCTTTTCTTCATTACACTCATCTTCATAAGCATAATTACCGCCCTGCGTCCGTTTATAGGCGAGGTAGTTTGTTACTATATCACGATATTCCTTTGTACATTGTTCTGCAACATTACCTACAGTCTTTGAAACCATAGACTTACCTGAACCTGTTGGAGCATTACATACAATAAACTTGTAACCGTCTGTAAATGCTTGATCAATATTTTTAAGAAGCTTTACCTGAGTTGGATTAGGATCATACCCAGACGGAAAGCTATTAATTAGTTCATTTAGCACACCTAATTATATCATAGTTCTTTTTTTAGGCAATATGTAAACTAAATTGTCGTAAAATTTAGATTTAGAACTACAATCTAATAATTTAACAAACAGTGAATATTGATCGGGTATAAACGAACTTAATTTATAGTTAAACACTAATGTATCCTGCAAACTTTCCATTTTAAAGGGGTAGGGTATTTCGTAAATTTTTATCTTATCATCTATTTCAAGTGAAAGAGATATATTATACTGCTTTACCTTGAAAAGCTTTAGCTTGCCCCTTTTAATAATTTTCTTATCAGTCCGGATTACTATATCATCGAGTAAGAAAGGCTTTAAGCGTTGGTTTACTTTCTCTAAATTTATATTCATGAATTCATAAAAGCTAATTTTTGTTCTGCTGACATAGGGTATATATTATCATTAAAGTATGTCCAAAACGAATCGTCAGCGGGGTATTGAGATAGTAAGATAGCTTGATTCATGCTAATATTTCTATAATCTTGCATTAAAATATCCCATACAACTAGTAGATTATCAGCAGCTTCATTCACTTTATGCGAACCTCTAGGAGTCTTATAATTTAAGGTAATTCTACCGTTTGTAGAATTTAACAAATTTAACGATTTCGTACAAAGTATACGTCGGGTGGCAGGAAAACCTGGTTTAGGTGTTCTGCGGGCAAATCTTAAATCTACTACATTCGTTAGAAGAATAGAATCAAGCGCTGCTCTTTGAATTATCATCGCTAGGTTTACAAATACCAAACATTCTTTCTTCGTTTAGAAAAATTCCCTTTTTAACCTTCCCCTTACCAGTTACCTCTACATTGGAAATTGTAACACCTAAATTATTAGGAAAAATAACAATATCTCCCTCTTTGGCGTATTTAGTATCAGGTCCAGCTAATATAACTTTACCTTTACGCCATGCTTTAGTCATTGTGTTCGTAGGAACGACAATACCATTACGGACTACTTCATCTCCATTCGATGTTTCATCAGCATATTCTACAAGTAGAATATCATCGAAAATAAAACTTAATTGATAGTCGTCTAAACCAAAATCTCCTTTACCACCTTGCGATAGGTCGATTAGACTTCTCGTGGGAGCTAAATTATCAATAGATGCCGTTGCCATATAAACTATTTACTCAACTATTATTTTTAATCCAACCCTCAACTTTAAATGTAGGTGACCAATGTAATAATTTTCTTGCTTTAGTATTATCTGCAACGGAATCTTTTACCTCACCTTTACGTGGAGGTAACTGAATTTGGTCCTTACTTATCATATTAGCTATATCTCTCACACTATAACCTTCACCGGTACCTAAATTTATTACATGTCCTTTAGGCTTTTTATTATCTAAATTACCTGCAAGAATATTTCCACGTGCAATATCTCTAACATGTACAAAATCACGTGTACTACTTCCATCGCCTACTATTGTTAGGGGTTCTTTGTTTTTATTCTGTCTCAAGAATATTGATATAACAGGAGCATATTGACCTCTTACAGGTTGTCTCTCACCGTATACATTAAAGTATCTAAGAATGACTGTTTCTAAGTCAAATAAATCAGTATACATTTTGCAAAATTTCTCCCCAGCTACCTTAGAGACTGAATATGGATTTAAACAATCTTCAATCATATCTTCCCTTTGAGGTATACTATTCTTTAGTCCGTAAGCAGCTGAAGTAGAGCTATAAACAACTCGTTTAGCACCAGCTCCGTGTGCACATTGTAATACACAGCAAGTACCTAACGTATTCTTTTTTGCTGCTAAAAGAGGATTATTAATTGTAGGTTGTATACGAGCTTCTGCTGCCAAATGATATACAACTTCTACATCTTTGTAAAGATGTTTTGTTCTATCATAATCTGCTATATCTTCCGCAAAATAAGTAGCTTTATTATTATAATAAAATTGTTCAGTCGACTCACCAGAAAGATCATCAATAACTATTACTTCATAACCATCGTTGACTAGCTCATCAACTATAGTTGACCCAATAAAACCACAACCTCCCGTAACTAGTACTCTACTCATAGAGCTCGATATACCGCTTTAACTCCCTAACTGATATATTTTTATTCTTTGCTATTAACTTTAGATCTTCTTCTTCTTTTAATTCTTTTTTAAGTTTCTTATTATATGAAATTCGCTTAAACTTTAAGCGGGGAATAAAATAGTAATATAACCTGTATTGCTGTTGCTTATCTTGAAAGATACTACCAAATCTATTTAAGGTTTCGTTAGTAAAAGAGGCCATCCCTTTGTTATAAAAGGACAGCCATCTATTAAACATAAACGGTATAAAGGCTTGCTCACCTTCGGAATCTAAAAATTCTGCTTTAGTTTTTTTAGAATAAAACAGCTTGTTTTGTAGCTGAAAGAAGTTCATTAACTAATAATTTTAGTCGTTGCGATCCATTGATCTTTAACCTCCAATTCGAACGCTTTAATTACAGCCTCCATAAACGTTTCTATCTGACTATCATTAAGGTTGCTTGAATAAGCAAATCCAGGAGCCTTCTTACCAGCTTGTACATTAATACCAGTATGACCAAGAGCAATATTT